CGCTATTCTGACAACGCCAAGCTGGAGTTAACACCACATATTATAGCCCTGTGGTTAATTAATCCGCCTATCAGATGTTCAACACTGATTCAACTTTCCGATAAAAATCGGGGTCTCGACGTTGTCCTTTAGTACTTATCCCTCTATACCTTTTAGTTTCACCTGGTTTAAACACGATTGCCGAGGTGTCAAGCCAATCGCATAGATGTTGGAGTATTCCAAAATTCAATCCAAAAGACATGCAGATTTCAACAACTGCAGTACAGTCCCACTTAATTTCGAGTGGTCCAAATTTGAACTGTTCTTGATAAACCGGGTTTAATTCACGCAGGATGTCTGTGCTGACATGTTTTCCTACGGTAGAACGTAAAAGGTATTCCGCAAAGTTGGATATCAATGGTAACGAGCCGTAAATGGCTTTGTACATGACACCTAAAGAATGATAATAAGTGTCTCTACAGTGTTGAAATTGTAATTTCCTAAAAATCGACATGTTATTAATCGCTTTAATGAAATTCTGTATGTACATAAAATCGCCATTTTTATTAATTTGTATAAATTTACCAGAGCAATAATCGACATCATGGTAATCTTTACGCAAGATTAATTTCGGATCAAATCCGAAAAGAGAGAAAGTATCAACATAAGTTGTCTTTCCTCTTGGCATACGTTGTATATTATCGTCACCATTACAGCAGAATCGCCGTCCAGTCAAACCATTGACACGCTCGAAATAACAGCAAGCAATCCAAGTTAACAAGGTGTTAAATAAACCTGTATCCATATCTCCGGACCCACGTAGGGCGAAGAATGAGAACGGAACACCTCCTTGTGTAAAGCCTGCCTTAAGCATTTTTGCTTCGAATAATTTATCCAACTTCTCACACAATGAATTAAGTTTGTACTCCCAAGTAACTGTTGGATTAGTGTCCTTGGTTATTTTCAGTACAGTTTTAAAGAAAACGTCCACTGACTGTGAACTGAATTCGGGATCTAACAAAAGAAAGAATAACCCTAATTCAACAATTTTCAATAAAATGTAACGTTGTGTGGATTCGTATTTCGAAAAATCACACTCTAAATACCACTCACCAAAGATCAAATCACGGAATTGTTCTCCGCACTGCATGAAATTTTTACCTTTAGATATTTGTGGTAGGTGTGTCATAGCGTGTTCAAGTGGCATAGTGTAACGACCATAAGCCAAATTAAATCGTGGATCTCTATTGATAATCATACGAGGTGGTTTCAATTCATCATAGAGTTCGTTTTTAACGAATGCAGAAACTTTTGAACACTTCTTTAGATCGAAGCCTGATTCCAAAATCTTATCACAGGCATCGTTGTAGCGCTTAGCCAATTTTCCTCCTTTATTGTCAAAAAATTCAGCTAACGTACATGGACCATGATAATGGGGTTTAAGCAACAAAGCCAACTCCTTAACACAATCCCAAAGAAGATTAAGGTCGAGTTGAAAAGTATTATCTCCATGCTTGAGATATCTATTTCTCAATCCAACAAATTCATTATGGACGCAACCGTTCATAATAAATTTTTCCTGTTTGATGATTTCAGGAACTTGATACATTATATCATAATGTTTCTGCGTACACAATTTAAATGGCTGGCGTTCACTAGCTGGGAATTTCCAGTCTGCCATCCTTTCCAACTTGGTCCCGTCGCAACAAATAGTACCTATGGTGGTGCGACTCTTAACACCATAGGACTCAGCCTTACATATAGCGGGGGGGTAAACTCGTCAGAGTGTAGGCGTATGGCGCCGCCACCAGATCAAAAGGCGGTTGCGCTCATGGCCATAACTGACGGGTTGCAGGAGGAATTCAGTATCTTTTGAATCTGTAACTTTCTGTATCGTAGCCCAATATTGATTAATAGATTGGACATCTTCATGTTCTTTGAAGTAGAGTGTTTCAGATTCCCACTTAGCAGCTAGTTTCGTCATGTGTGCTAACTTAGTGGCTCGGTCTGGATATTTCTCAAAACTGAGTTTACGCAGATGTATGTATAATGGTGTAATTATCCATCTATCCGGTACGGTGATCCGATCAGTTTTGGATTGATCCTTATGTTTCACAAGTCTCCCAATATGATGATTAAAGAAAGACTTGGGCCGAAATACTGAATCGATTTCGAACGGACGCTTCCACCAACGAGGCTTCAACCTAATGTCGTCATCAGTGCTCTCGATTGAGTTTGCGATCCTGTTCATGACACGTGCTAGGGGTCCATCTGATCCCAAAATCTTCGGGACATCAGACTCTTTAGGACGCACAACCCTAACACAAGCCTCTGGAATAGTATCATGATCTACTATACTATCCAGGTCCTCGCTAACTATGTTCAAATTACTGAACCTATTACTAACAGTTAGTGAGGTACTACACGTAGATGTAGCCAAACTTGGTGCCGGTGTTGGTGGTACCAATTTGGTTGGTGTAGGCTCATCGTCATCTTCGAGGGTTAACCTATTTGCCATAATCAATTTAAGTTGAGTATACAAAGGGCAACCCGCGTGGAAACCGAAATACTTCTCCTTACAGACACAAGTATAAGGTAGGTCAGCGGTCAACTTACGTGCAGTGTTCCAAGTTAAATAACTATCTTGTAAACACTTCAATCCGATATTTTCCAAGTTGTCCGGGCCATCTTTAAGCAAATGTGCTATCCCAACAGTCGACCAATTAATCCTGCGGTCCGGTTGTTCGCAGTCCAGACCAAGTTTTCTGTCAAGTTGAGTATACGTTCGCTCCTTACGCTTACCTTTTCTGTTAGGTTTCTTATTACCTGAGATATCACACTTGCCTCCTGAATTACAAGCGGATATAATTGGTGAATCATTATTGCAATTAGCGCTAATGACACCAGAAACCAGAGAAGTAACCCTAGCACTATGGTAAGTTTTGCCTTTAACCATAGGTTGTTTAGATGGTAGTACTGGGTTTTTCGCACTACCATTGCCATATAAATCTTTATTATTGGCTCTGCTTTTATGCGGACGCTTACCGCTAGTCTGTCTGTTATAGTGAGACCCACTATCTCCCCAAGTAGATGTGAGGGTGCTTTTAAGGATAAGCGGATCCATATTATTTGCCTTATTGTAGTTATCCATTATTTCACGGCGACCCTGGACCAACCGACCCGAAGCACTAACTATCGCTTAACCCGCGCTGGAACTTCACCGCTCCGCAGCATGGTATCGCTAGCGTCCATGTTGGTTCTACCACATAGGACTGGCCTGTATTTACGGTTAATTTTACAGTCAAAGTCTTTGTTAAATGGGTGTATATAGCATTTTAGGCCTCCCCCGCAGTGCCCACTATCCTGACTAATAGACGTGGGATGCAATTGGCAACGTTAGGAGACTAGATATACACAGCACTTACGTGCCCCACCCTTTTCGCCAGGGTGTAATATGTTAGGGGTCAATCCAATGGAGAGAGCATCTAACACACTACTGTGATTAGTTAACATATACATCTGAGCCACACTTAACCTACGATTGTTTACGCCAGAGGCAACGCAGATAAAATATGACACCACTTTAGCCGAGAGGCGTGGTTAAAAGATGTGTACCATAACTAACATGCCGACAATGTGCCGAACCATCCTCAGGTTATATATAACCCACTCAGGTGTGCACACGTACCAATGTCGGCCGTATAGGGTAAATACTCAGCACAGC